TGTACCAGAGTTCGAAGGGGATCGGAATCCGCATGATCTTCTGCGTGTACGGCACGCGGAAATGCAGATAGTTCGCCTTTTCGAAGTCCGACAGCTTGCCGTACCAATCCTCGTCGTCCTCGTCCCTCTGCGCCAGGGCCCAGAGCGCCACGGCCGGCAAGGTCAGGCCGACCAGGCTGGTTGCGAAGGATCGGCCGGGATGCCTGCGGAACGTCTCTGCGATGACGACAGGACCCTGAATCGCCGCGTTGAAAAACGGGATGATCTCGTTGAGGATCTTGGCGATCCGGCCGTGCCGCGTGAAGTTCACCGTGGACTGCTGTGCGGCGTTGATGGCGTAGATCGAGGCGCTGAGCGAGCCGGCGCCATAGAGGCGGGAGCCCTCCTCGTACGCCTTGTCGAACTCCTCGATGCGGAAGCCCTGTTCGGAGATCCCGAACAGTTCCCGCAGGGCCTCGATCGGGTGCTTGACGGTCTTGATAACCCAGTTGCCCGTCAGCTCATCCCGCAGCCGCTGGGTCGCGATCCTGTCATTGAGGAGCTGGCTGGCCATCTTGCCGCCCAGGGCCTTGAACCGTCTCGCCGGTTCGGATCCGGCTACGTCCTTGACGACGCCCTTGGCCGAGGAGATCGGCCCCAGCCGGGCGTGTTCGCCCGTGACCAGGCCGGTCAGGCCGTCGCGAATGAAGTTGCGCACCAGGCCAAACGCGGGACTGAGCGCCGTGGCCCCCATTCGCAGGGCCCGGGTGGGGATCGAGAACAGCCGCCAGAACGCCGGCAGCGAGTAGGCGTCGAGCCCCTGGATCGCCCGATAGAGGTCCGGGTCGACTTCGAACCATTGTTTCTTGCCGCCGACGAGCAGGCCGACGACGTTGTCCTTGCCCCGGTAGTCGATATCGTTCATCCAGAGCGTGACCGGGTCCTCCCAGGGGCCCTCCTTCTCCGCGAGGTCCGGATCGACGTCCAGGTGCTTGACCGCGATTCGCTTGATGTCCCTGCGGATCCGCTCGGCCTCGATCTCGACCTTTTGCATCGGGGCCGGGACTTTCCACAGGACGCCGGCCAGGCCGGGGACCTTGGTCCCGATCTCGTAAATGCTCTTGGCGACCACCGCTTTATGCGCGATGGCGAAGAACCGCTCGGCCTGCTGGATCATGCTGTCGAAGGGGTCCAGGATCTGGCGGCCGGAGCCGTGCATCCCGCGGATCGCCTTGCCGCCCTGGACCGGACCGCGCCCGGTGCCCGTGGCGGCCGATCGCTTTTCCCCCTCGCTGAACGCCCGCAAGAGCGGAATATAGATCGGGGCCTGCTGGAGCGTATCCCGCAGCGATTCGTCCAGGGCCCCCGCTTCAACCAGATAGTCCAGCAGGTCGTTGTTCCACTGCGTGACAGCGTCCGCGGCCTTTTGCCAAGCCTGGTTCTGGGCGTTGAGGTCGTAGACGTGCTGGGCGTCGGCCTGGCTGATGCCGGGGTTCTTGCCCTGGCTCCAGCGATAGAGCGCCTCCTTGGCGTAGATCCACCGCGTGAAGGCCGCGAAGTCCTTGCGATCGATCCCGGACAGGGCGTCCTTGAGAGAGCCGCCCTTCTTGTTGCCGGCCAGGTCGGTCGTACCCGTGAGAACGAACTCCCGGGCCTTGGCCGGCGCCTTGCTGGCGAACGCCCGGGCCAGCTCGCCCGGATGCTGGGCAGGCGCCAGCTTTCGGCCGAGCTGCTCCTCGGCGGCTCGACCCAGCCGCCACAGGGCGCCCAGCTCATCGACCCAGTTGTCTGTGAACTTGCGCCACCGCTTGCCCAGTCGCTCGCCGATCGGCCCCTTGTCCTCCTTGCGGCTGATCTGGGCCTCGATGCGGGCCTCGGCGCCCTGCCGGCGATAGGCGTCCACCAGGTCCCGCAGGGCCGCGATATTCGCCGCCATCTTCGGCCGCCTCGGCAGGAACCGCTCGGTGAAGAACTGATAGAGGGCCGGGGCCTTCGTCTGGGCGTCGTCGTCCGTCAGATAGATCCGCAGGAACTCCGCCCAGCCTTCGCTCTTGTAGCCGCCGGGAGGCTGCTTGTCTCCATAGAGGGCCTTGCCCAGGGCCAGCAGTTCTTTGCGGATCGACGCCGACGGCGGTTTGGCGCTCCATCGCTTCTCGACGTGCCAGTCGATGTAGTGGCCCAGCTCGTGGACGGCCGTGCCGATCGCCTGCTGGTCGACCATGCGGACGCCGACGGCCTTCGGATCGAACCAGCCGGCCCGGACCTTCGTGCGGTGCGTGGCCTTGCCCTTGACGGGGAGCTTGAAGTGCCGGCGGATGAAATCCACGATCTGGCGGGGGGCGACGGGCTTGCCCGGGGCGCCCTGGGGAGTGGTCGGGGCCTTGATCCGACCTACGTCGATTTCATTGTACTGGTAGCGGCCTCGGGCGCCGGGTCCGGCATGACCCGGTCCGGATGTTCCCGGCGAAGCTTCGCCTGGCTCTCGTTGAGAACCTTGACCACCTTGTCCACGTCCAGGCCCTCTTTCCTGCCCTGCTCCAGCCAGATCTTCTCCGACTGGCTCGCCTGGCTCGTCAATTTCCTGGCTGCTTCCAATTTGCCTAAGAACATCAGCTCGGACCGACTGAGAGTATTGCCTGTTGAATTTCCGGTCGAGTTCTTCATATCCGTACTTTCTCAAAACGGCGGCGATCGCGCGGGTCGCCCGCGCCTGCTCCAGGATCGTCATGCCGTTGAATCGTGTCAAGAGACCCGCATACTTTTCCGTGTGCTCGCGGCAGGACTGGTGGGTGATCTCGTGCATCATCGTGGCGACCATCTGGCCGGCCATCCGCTCGGCGTAGTCGTCCGCCGACAGGTCGGAAGAGGCCCAGAGACCCGCCACGTTCATCAGGATCTGGCTGTTCTTGGCTCCGACGTACGAGCCCAGGACATGCAGGCCCGCGACGTTGCGGGAGAACATGAAGCCGAAGAACCGCAGCTTCTTGTCCGGGAGCTTGGCGCCGAGCTTGTCCACGATCCGCCGGAACGCCGAATGGACCTTGTGGGCCAGGTCGGTGTACAAGGGGTCCTGCCCCCATTCGGCGAGTATCTCGGGATCAAGGGCGTCGGCGACGTCCACCATCCGCAGACGACTGCCCCGAATCCTCGGGGCCTTGCGAAAGACCCGGCGATATCGCTGCTTCTCCTGGTCGAGGGTTTCGGACGCCGGCGGGGCCGGGATCTCCATCCTCTGCATCGAGGGACCGCCGGCGTCCGGCACGACGATCTCGCCGCGGTCGTCCATGTGCCGATCCTGAAACTCCTTGATCCGGGCGTTGACCTGCTTTTCCTGCGCGTGGAGGGTCTCTTCCCGGGCCTCGAACTTGGCGATCTGCTCGCGGACCTCCTGGATCTTGGTCTCGGAGATTTCGATACTGTTTTCCAGGACCTTCGTCTGCTTCTCAAAGATCTGCTGCCGCTCGGCCTCGTCTTTGATCGTCTCCTTGGGCTTCAGCTCGGTCAGACGTTTCTGCTGGCCCTTCAAGATCTCCTTTCGCTCGAGCAGCAAGGTCCGGGCGCGGTGGAGTCGGTCCCGCATGGTCCGCTGCATCTGAAACAGGTCGCTCCGCTCCTCCTGCATCCGCTGGTACTCGAAGGACAGAGTCAGGTACTGCTTGCGGACGGGGTCCGTTTCCAGCTCGATCAGGATCTGCTCCTGGCGGGGCATCGCCCCTTCGGCCATCTCCTCCTCGGTGCTGATTTCCTCGGCAACCTCTTTCTCCCAGATGGCCTGGTTCCAGCCCTTTTTGTGCGAGACGATCCCGAAGCTCAAGGCGTCGAAGGTCCCCTTCATCAGCATGTAGTGGACGTTGACCTCGGTGTTCTCGTTGCCGTAGCGAATCGCCCGGCCGTTTCGCTGGCGAAACGCCCCCGGCGTGTACGGGATGTCCACATGGTAGATGTCCGTGGTCTTGATCTGGAGGTCCATCCCCTCGCCCATGCTGGACGTCGAGCCGATCACGACCTTGATCGTGCCTTCGTTGTAGGCGTCGGCGATCTCCTGTTTCTTGGCGTCCCGGTCGCCCGAAGCGGATTCGCGGCCGGTCTTGGCGTTCGTCACGACGTTGCCGTTGATGATCGCGATCTCGGTCGCCTTGAATCCCCGCTTGACCAGCTCCTTCTTGATCTCGGCGTGGAGGTCCTCGGTCAGATGACCGCGTTCCACCTGCTGGTGCCCTGCCGCATCGAGAAACAGGAGCTGGCCGGCGCCGGGCTTTTCCTGGTGGACCCGCACGATGGTGTCGATGCTGAACTGGATCTTGTCGTCTTCGGCGTCGTAGCTGCGGACATCGACCAGGGCCTCGGGCGCCGCGTGCTGGCCCCCGTAGAGCCGCGGGTCGACGCTGGCGGCGCGGGCGGAGGTGTAGATCGCCACGAGGGTGTCGTCTCCGGCGACGGGGTGCCGGGGCAGGTTCTTTCGCCGGGTCTCCAGGTCGCCGGCGATGGCCTGATAGGCGTCGGGCCGCTCGAAGAAGTGCTCGACCGCGTTTTCCTGGGGGATCGTGATCCACGGCATCTGCTCCATCTGGATCTTGTCCACGTACCGATTAAGGATGCCGCGAAGCTCCTGGGCGTTGACGATGGCCTTGAGGATCTGGCGGTCCTTGCCCTTGGCCTGGTCCTTGACCGATCCCAACTTGAAGAACGTGTCCGAGAAGTCCTGGTCCGACAGGATGCCGTACTCGTGGAAGATGTCCCGGCTGAGGTGCCGGATCATCGTGTAGATCTCCATGGGCTTGTTCGGCGTCGGCGTGGCCGTCAGCAGGAAGATGTTGCGGCTGTTGTTGTGTTCCAGGACATAGTTGCTCTTGAACCGGAAATCATAGGCCCGGGCCGACATGAGCGAGACCGTTTCCTCGCGAATCGCGTCGCCCTGGGCATTCACCCTGCCGGTGTCCACCGTGTGGGCGTTCATCCCGAAGCCCTTGCCCAGTCCGAACTTGACCAGCTTGTTGCGGATGCCGATGTTCTTGTAGGCGTGGGCCTCGTCGGCGACGATCATATCGATGCCGAGCTTGTCGAACGTCAGGCGGGTGTCCCGCTTCTCGGCCTCCATGATCGCCTTGAGCCGGTCGACTCGCTCCTCGAGCGTCGCCCGTGCCCTGCCCTTGACGTCGGGGTCGTCGACGTGCTCATTGAGGACGTCGTCGATGTACTGGCTCTCGATGTCGGCCGGCAGCTTGATGTTCGTGAAGCCCTCGGTCGAGACCAGAACGTAATCGGCGTTCGTGTTGGCCAGGTCGTGCAGGGCCTTGGTCCGCTTGTTGGCCGCCAGGGCGCCCAGATCGACGATCTTGGCATCCGGGAACAGCGTCAGGATGTCCCGCTTCCACTTCTTGATGGTCTTGGCCGGCACGATGAACATCGGCTTTTTCGCGGCGCCGCGCTTCTTCAGCACGCGGGCCAGGGCGATGGCCGCGAACGTCTTGCCGCCGCCGACGTCGTGGGCGTTGATGCCCTTGCCCTCATAGACCGCCTGCACCAGCCATTCGATCTGATTCTTCCGCAGACGGATGGGCGAGTTTTGATTGATCTCGTCGATCACGTCCTGGACGAGATATTGGGCCTTCTCGTAGTCGGGCTTGACGTAGTTGCGGAATCGCCGGTTGTACGCCTCCTCGGCCTGCTTCAACATGGCAGGATTGCGGGCGATCTTCTGCCGCAGCTCGTCGAGCTTCTCCTCGACGTGTTCCTCGGCCAGCCGGACCCGCTCCATGAACTCGCCGAGCGTCTCCAAGGGCACGCCGTGCTCGTCCGTCCTGCGGTTGACCAGCTTCTGGCTGTTGAGGTAGTTGTCGAGGATCTTGTCGCCCGTGCCCCATTCGCGAACGCCGTCTTTGTTGATGGCCTGCTGCCAGGTGGTCATTCGGGCCGTGATCGGACGAATCCAGCCCTCGGTGCCCTTGAACCGGATCTCGTCCAGGGTCTTCGGCTGCGGCTTGACCGCGTCGAGCCGTTCGATCTGGGACTGAATCGCCGGTTGATACTCGGCCGGGGCCTGGATTGCATTGGCCCCGTCGATCTTCTGGTAGATGTTGCCCGCGTAGTACAGGATGTCGTTTTGGAGCGTGGACCCCTCGGGGCCATGTTCGACCAGCGCGTAGCCCTGGCCGAGCAGCTCCAGCACGTCGCTCTCCTGGAGGCCTTGGGCCTTGGCGATTTGGATGATGCCCTTGGCGTCCTCGTTGGCGAATGCCCGTTCCTTGAGCGAGCCCCTCGCTTCGATCTTGCCGGACCCCTCGTAGCGGGTCCGCGTCGTGAACACATCGGCCGGCGTCCACTTTGCGTCGAACAGGGCGGATAGTTCATAGAGGTAGCTCTCTTCATCGTGGTCCTTGAAGAAGCGTTTGAGCTTGTTGTCGGCGTTGGGGTGCTTGCGATAGGCCTGGCGATACTGGAGGATCAGGTCGATCCCCTCGGCGCCGGCGTCTTCGTTGCCTTTCTGGAAGGCTTCGGCCTTGGCCAGGATCTCGTCGAGCAGGACCACCTTCTGGACCTCGTCCCCGGTGGCCTCGGTGAAGACCATGACCTTGCCGTCGATGTCGCTGAACCGGACCTCCTCGGCCGCGACGTAGACGCGACCGGCCTCGACGTGGATGTGCTCCTGGTAGAGCGGGTCGGACTCGTCCCGGAATCGGATGTGGTTGTCCGACGCCCAGGCATAGAACTCCTTGGAGTTGTTCGGGGCCTTTTCCGTCTCGGCCGCGTCGTCGGCCTTGGCAGTCTCATAGGGCTTGTAGGTGAACGCGATCTCATCGAGACGGGCCTCGCCCGTCACGACGTACGCGGGCCGTCCGCCGTGGAGCTTGTCCTTGCCGACCGTCAGCGTGCCGAGAATATGTTCCGGATGCTGCTGATAATACTCGCTCTGGTAGATGTCGTGCTCGGTCTTGCTGGACGCCGCCCAGGCCTCGTTGATCGCCTGCTGCTCGGGGCTCGGGACCGCGCCCTCGGGGCGCTTCTGGAGAAACACGATGTCCGTCGTGACTTCCGTATGGGCGTTGTCCCAGAAATGGCCCTGCGGCAGCCGGTAAGCGCCCAGCACGTCGGCCTTGGCGATGACCTCTTTGCGGATCGAGTCGTCCGCCTTGTCCATCGTGCCGGTGGAGGTGATGAAGGCGATGACGCCGTTGTCCTTGACGAGCGTCAGGGCGTGGACGAAGTAGAAGTCGTGCAGGGCCTTGATCTCGGGTCGGTTCTTCAATCGCCCGCGGCCCCGCTCCTCGGAGAACGGCACGTTGGAGATGATCAGATCGTGCCCGCCCTCTTTGAACAGTTCAAACGAGATATGGTAGTGTTTGGCCTTGGGGTAGAGCTTGGAGACCACGGCATCGTTGGTCTCGTCGATGTCGACCGTCGTCCAACTGGCGTTGGGCTGCATGCCGACGAAGTTGCCCGAGCCCACCGACGGCTCCAGGGCCTTGCGGAACCGAAAGCCCGATCGGCGAAGGGCCCTGTACATGGCCTTGATCGTCTCGTAGCTGGTGTAGTGCTGGTTGAGGGCTTCGAAGGTCCCGCTGGTCAGGCCGCCCTCGCCGGTGTACTGGCGGAGAATGTCCCGGTCTTCTTCCGTGATCTGGTCTTTGGCCAGAATCGCCTTGACCTGGTCGTTGATCGCCCGCCGCTGGCCCTTGGTCAGCTCGATCGGGGGGGAGTTTCGTAGGTCGTAATTTTCGTCCAGGGATGTTCGGCCGCCGGGGGCATCAACACCATCGTCAGATGCCGTTGGTACCACTGGGTTGCTTCCAGATCCGGGTAGACCTTCGCCAGGTCCTCCAGCGGCCGGCTGTCCGCCCACTTCCACTGCTGGAGGGGATACTCCAGGCTCTCGCACACCAGGCCCAGTTGCCGGTTCAGCACCAGGTACATTTCCGACAGGGGCCCGAGGACCGCCTTCCACTCGGGGCTCTGGGACTTGGCCTGGCTCAGTAGGGCCTCGCCCTTGGGCACCTGGTCCAGCAGGTACGCCTGGAACTCCGGGTTCACCTTCTCCTGGAGCTTGGCCTTGAGCTTTTCGAGATCCTGGTTCATTTGTAACCTCCTGCTCTCCCGATTCTACCACTTCGGGCCCCTCGGGGGCAAGCGGTACATTGCCTTTCTGCTCCTGAACCTCGTCCCAGGCCATGGCGAGGTACGGCCGGATGCCCTCGCCCAGATCCGCCACGACCTTGGCCGACCAGTCGGCAAACGCCCGGGCGCCGGCCTCGAAATGGTAGAGGCCCAGCTTGACGACGTCGGACCATTCCTGCGGGTCGAAGAAGATCGTGCCGCCGGCCTGGCGACCGCCCGGCAGTTTGCCCATCTTTTTCTGGAGCCGGGCCTTGATCTGCTCGTACTCGTCGCTGGTGACCAGGGTGTTCTTGGCGCCCCAGGCAGGCGGCTCAGCCTTGGCTGGCTCAAGAGTCGATTGCCTTGTCGCCACATCGGCGGCAGGGGTGGCTCTGAACACGTAGCGATCACCCTCACGGACGTAGCCCTCGGGCAGTTTCATACCGGAGGCATCAACAGCGGCGGCGGAGACATCCTGGCGCTTGGCTATGCCTCGCTCCATGAAAGACCGTCTCCATGCTTCGTTTTGTTCCTCCTGCGTCGGCTTCGGCTCCACGATCGGCGGAGCGCCTTCGTCCGTTCGAACGACGTCCCGTTCGACTTTGCCGGTCGGTTTTTCCGCCGTCGGCTCGACGATCGCTACGCGATGGCCGGCCTTGAGCATCTGCTTGAGGACCTTGTCCCTTTGGCTGATCGGCACGCCGGCCAGGCGAACCGTGTTGCCCTCGGCGTCCGTGCGACTGGTCAGCGTCACGCCGAGGACCTTGGCGGCCAGATCGGCGTCCTCGTTGATCAGCTCGTAGAAATCGCCCGACTGCATGAACAGGACCGTATCGGCGTGCTTGCTCTTGAAGTGCCGCCACTGCTTCATCAGGGGCGTCTCGACGGGCTTGGGTTTGGCGGCGGGTTTTTCCGCTGCCTTCACCGAGGCGGCTGGTTTTTTGACGGGCGCTTCCTCGCCTTGGGCCGTTGCGCTCTCGAACGACCCGACCAGATCATCAAACTCGCCCTGGAGGGCCCCGAGCTGGTTGTTCTCTTCCGTGGTCCGATCGTCGTAGCCCTTCTGGGCCAAGTCGGCGATCCGCTCCCGCAAAGAGACGATTCGATCCCGCCAGCGGGGCCAGTCGCGAACCATCTCGTCGCGGATGACGGCGGCCGGCAGTTGCGTCCACTTGCGGATCTCGGCGACGCTGGCTTCCCGGACCTCCTGGCCCATACCCGGCAGGGCGCCGACGGCGAGGTCCTCCTTTGTCGGCGCAGCTCCACTCTTTGGCCCAGCCACTGCAGGTGCCGTTTGCGCTGCCTGTTCAGCCCCCTCCAGATCAATGGCCTTGCGGTTGAGGATGAAGTAATCGTCCTGGCCGCTGGCCCCGGTCAGCTCCTCGTAGCGGTTCCGCTGGCCGTACTTGTTCGGCGTGTCGCTCTCCCATGCGCTGCCGCCCGGATTCGTGAGATTCAGGATGTCGTAGCCATTCTGTCGGGCGTGCTCGACGAGGTCGTCGATCATCGTGTGCCGGTCGGTCGAGATCTTCTCGGCCGCCGCCAGACTGTCGATCGTCAGAACTTTCGCCTCCGGCCGGACCGTCGCGTTGATCGCCTCCAGGGGAGCCCGCTTGTAGGCGTTCTTCTCCTGGACCCACTGCTGCTTGTCGTAGTCGTAGACCTCGCGGGAGATGTCGCCCTTGCCTTCGCCGACATAGACCTCGGCCGTCCCCCACCGATCTTTGTCGGTGGTGAAGTACAGCACGTCCTTGCCCGCCTTGCCGGTCTTGGGCCCGCCCCCCAGGCCACCCGTCCCGTGGATCGGCGGCTTCGATGTGTCGAACCCCTCCTTCAGGATGGCCGGGATGTTCTCCTTGTACGTGTAGTGCTGAATCCGCCGCGGCTTCGCCTTCACTGCTTCGGCGGGCTTGGCGGGGACTTTGGCAGTCTCGGCCACAGGGGTCGTCTCGGCAGCGGGGGCCACAGGGGATGGACCTGCTTTTTGTCCGGCGGCTGGTGCAATGGGTCGCTCGGCGGCAACTGCTGGGGTTTCTGCACGGCCTGCCTCCTCCAATGCCCGCTCGACGGCATCGAGATCGATCTGGGGGCCCGGCGCGTCTTCGGCCCGCAGCTCGTCGGCGGTTCGCCCTTGTTCCTCTTTCCCCGCGACGGCCTCGGGGGCTTCCTTCGACGGCGTTGCGGCCCCGAGCGCCCGTTCGGCCCCGTATCGGGCCGCGCCGGGCACCGCGAACGAGGCCAGCATCTCCGGCGTGTTCTCCAGGTCCTGCATGAAGGCGGCGCCCATGCGATCGAGGGGCCCGGCGTCCTTGCCGGCCCCGAAGTCGTCGACATCGGCGACCGCCCGCATCTGGTCGCCGATATACTCCTCGCCAACTTCTTCCAGGATCCCGTTGAAGCCGACCTTGGTCGACGCCTTCTTCACAAACTCGGCCCAGTTCGCATTGGGATGGAGCTTCTGGTATCGCTGGAAGATCTTCGGCAGGACCTTGCCGCCGATCCGGGTCTTGCCGAGAACTTTCCCGATCCCTTTGCCGACGACCTGGAGCCCTTCGCCCGTCCGTTCGCTCGTCGCCTCGATGACCGTGTCGCCCCAGGCTCGGAGCAGATCCGTGTAGGGCGACTCTTTCGACCAGGTGAATTTCGCCTCGCCCGTCTCCTTGTCCACCTCGACGTTCTGGGGCATTCGCCGCTGGAGGTAGTTGGCGGCGATCCGGTGCGGCATCAACGTGCCCTGGACAACGCCGGCGGCGCCGGTGCCCGCCGTCCAGCCGGCGGCGCGAACCACCTTGCCTGCGACCGGTCCGGCGACCGTCTTCAGGACTTCCTTGGTCGTGCCTTTGGACAGAGCCCTTTCCACCCCTGTCTGCGCACCCTGTTTCGCCATGCCGCCGACTCCGCCCGTGGCGACGATGTCCAGCATGAAACCCGGCATCTCGGCAAGAATCTGACCGACACGACCGCCGAACGAATAGCCTCGACGCTTCCGTTCCTCCTCTTTTACCTGATAATCGGCCAACAACTGCTGATCGCGGCGTTGCTGTTCGGCCCCGGGAATCGGATCAGGATGGCTCCAAACCGGCGTGGTGCCCATTGTGTGAGACAACACGGCCTCGGGATGGTAGGTCTCCGGGTACTTGCCGGATTGAAGTCTCTTGGCCGCAGCGATCAGCTCTTTGGCCTGGTTGATTGTGTAGGCGACTCCCACTCCAGGAATGGCCCGTCCCTCTTCGAGGAACGCCTCTTTCAGGCCGATCGCGTTCGGGTCCGACTGCGGTCTCGGGATAGGCTTGCCCGTCTCGGGATCGACCTGCATACGGGCGGCGGAGGACAGATCTCCCACATTCGCCATGCGGTACATCGCCCGCTCGAAAAAACCGGGCCGGGCGGCTTGCGCCTGCGGAAGTTGTACGGGCGATGCAGGCGCTGTCCCTTCCGGCTCGATTCCCCGGGCCCAGACGGGCGGCTCCGGGTACGACTCGGCGATCCGGGCCAGGGGCCCAAAGTCGCCCTGGGCGAGTCCGGCGCGGGCCTGCTGCTGAATCTCGGGCGCAACCGTCGCCGGGGCGATCTGCGAAAGGGCCGTCTCTCTCGCTTGCCGCTGGAGGGCCTCTTGCCCGGCCTGGCGGTCGAGGTCCCTCTCGATGGCGTCGAGATCGAACGCGCCGTGGCTCGTGGCCCGTCGCTCGTCGCTCGCTGCTGGGCCCGTCAATGGGGTCAATCCGGTCAATGAGGTCCCCTGCCTCTGATCGGGGGCCGCCGGCGGGGCCGCGGTCAGCTTTCGTTCCAGGAGATCGAAGTCGATCGCCGCCATCAGAAATTCCCCTTGGGCTTGCTGCTTCCTTGGAGGGCCGCCAGAACCTTCGCCTCGCCGTGCTTGTGGATCATCTGCAAGAGACGCTTCTGGTCGGGGGCCGACTGGCCGGCCAGCACGTCCTTGGTTGGCCCGGAAAGGTCCGTCTCATTGAGGAGTTTGCCCGTCTGGCGGGTCATCTCGACATACTCCGGGCTGGCCTTGTACGCCTTGATCGCCTTGCCGGCGGCCTGCAAGCTGCGGGTCGGGGCCGCCTGGGACTGCTGGACCTTGGGGGCGTTGCGGACGGTGACGGCGCCCGAATCCTCGACCTGGCCCAGGGCCGCATCGACTTGTTCAGGACTCGGAGAAGGGATGCTCCCCAGGGCCGAACCGGCCCTTTGCGGAATGATGGAGCCCGTGGGCGTCGCACGCCCGAGGCTCTCGGCCACGCGCGAAAATATACCCCCGCTCGAGGGAGTCTTCCTCCCGGGTCTGAGAGCAGCCAATTCCCCTTCGGATGGAGAGGGCATCCTCTCTTGCCCCCATGGAGTTGCTGCCGGGGTCGTGGGCTCTTGCTGTTGCTGCCGGGCCCACTGGGCCTGGGCGCCAGGCGTTTGCGGCATTGCGATGGACCCGAGCGCCGAACCCGGCCGGGAGCCCGCTTCCCCCTGGCGGGCCTGCGAGGCAAGATTGCCGAGATTGCCCAGCACGCCGCCGCCCACGGGCGACAGCGTTACCCCCCCACCCCCCGATTCCTGGGCTGCGCCGCCGCCCAGCTCCTGGAGACTCTGCATCCAGATTCGATGTTCCGGGTTCTTCGGATCGTAGGTGTCGTCCTTGTCCCCGCTCCAGGGCCGGTTGCCCATCAGTTCCGACACGGCCTTGGCCTTCTGGACCGGATCGAGACGACCGCTCGTCTTGGTTTGGGCATTTGCGGTGATGGCCCGCTCGTAGGAGGTCGGAATCTCCTCGTACTGATTTGCCCCGGCCGCATTTTGCATCGGCGGCATGGTCATTCCATACTTCCTGAGAACGCCCTGCGTCGCCTCGATCCGCGCCGGGGTATTGTCCGGCGTCGTCTGCTGGACGATCTGGAGGTCATTGAGCAATTGCCGCTGCCGCTTCTCCTGCCCGGCGTCCCGTCCCTGCATGGCCTTGTCCAGCTCGTTGAACGCCCCGCCGACCGCACGGACCGGGGCCATCGCCACATCCCATATCGCCATGTCTACTCACCTCCCTTGATCCCGGCGTTCCAGGAACTGCTCGAGCTCTTCGCCGTGCTGTAGTTCATGCCCAAAAGCTCCATCATCACCTGCAGGACGTTCGGGTCCGTGATCTGCTGGCTCTCCATCCACTGTTCCATGTTGGAAGCGATCTCGGCCTGCTGCTGCTGCTGCTCGGCCGAGGCCAGGCCGTAGAGCGATTGCGTGCCCTGGATCCCCGCCAGAGCCTGGCTCTGCGGCTGGCTGATGTAGTCGCTCGCCAGCGGAATGGCCGACAGGGCCCGGCCCGCCTTGGCCTCTTCCAGGGCCTTGTTCGCCTCTTCGGCCCCGTATCGCAGTTGCCCGTACTGGCTGGACAGCGTGTCGGCCGTGTCCTGGGCCCCTTTGGCGACGGCGTTCATCCGCGCCGTGGACCAGTAGCCGGGTCCACTGAACGCCTCCTGGATCTGCGGCTTCTCCACTTCGTTGAACTGCTTCCATGTCGGCCTGCTATACGCCGACTCCATCAGCGTATTGACGGACTCCTCCGTGTAGGGGTCTGCCCCCATCTCGCCAGAGAGGATGTCCGACAGGGCCGCCCCCGTCTCGCCGTACGTCTGGCCGCCAGTCGTCGGAGTCAGGTACTGCGACCAGTTGCCCAACGAGCCCAGGAGGTTCTGCTGGGTCCCTGTCAGATTGGCGACCCGATCTCCGGAAAAAGACGTCTGGCCCTGGCCCACGCCGGACCCGTAGGTCGACAGAAGGTCCTTCAGCCAGGTCGCCTGTTCGTTCAGGAACGATTGCGACTTGCTCGAGGACTTGCTGCTTCCACCACTAATGCCCAACGCCATGGTTGATACCTCCCGTGCGTGTCTTGCACTGCAAGTAGCATTATCGATTCTCCTCCAGCTCCGGATCCAGAACGATCATCTCCGGAACCTCAAAGCTGCTTCCGCCGGAACTCATCAGGGCGAACTGGATTTTTTCGCTCGTGCGATTGACGAAGAACTGCCGCGTCTGGTTCGTCGGGTCCAGGGCAAACGAGGCGTCGATCCGGGTCCAGGACGAGGCCGCCGTGGAGTCGAAATTCGCGGTCCGGTAATAGACCAGGATCTGGCCGTCGTTGACCGTGGCGGGCTTTCGGGCCGTCACGCGAAGGCCCGGCCATCGCTTCATCAGACCGGGAGTCCCCGTATCGAAGACGGGCGTCCGGTGGATCGCCGAGACGGTTTGGCCGGCGACGGTGCCCGAGAGCGACTCGTCGAAGGCGTAGAGGAATCCGGAATCGTCCCCGAGGACCAGGGCCTCTTCGGTCTTGTAGATCTCCAGCCGATCGGCGTAGCTGTCGCCCTCGGCCGTCCAGACCGACAGCGGCACGCCCGCCGGGACGGCCGTGGTGTCGGAAACCGCCAGGGAGGGGTCTCGCTCGTGCAGGCTCAGGAACGTGTTGGAGACCTCCGCGATCGAGTAGTAATGGTCCCCGTAGCGGCAGTTCGTCCACAGAGAGCCGTCCTCCACGAGCACGATGTCCCCCTGGGTCATGTCCGTCAGAAAGGCGCCTGTAGCGCAGGAGAGATACGTCCCGCCGGCGCACCAGGTGGCGGCGGTGACCTCGCTGGTCAAGGTCCGGCTGACCTCGCACAGGACGTCCCCATAGCGAAGCGTCGCGTCGCCGGCGTCGCTGATCTCCTGCAGGGACACTTTCGCCAGGGCCTGCCGGTACGTCTCTCCGCGATAGCCGGTCGCCGATGGAACGTGGGAGACCGCCGTGATCCCGCCGGCGGAGAAGCTCTCGGTCAGGTCCTGCTTGGACCACGCCCCCTGCGTCAGGTCCAGCCAGTAGATCACCCCGGCGTACTGACCGCCGGCGGGCACCAGGAACAGGCCCAGCCGCTCGGCGTTGACGTCGAGGGCCAGCCAGCATCGCCGGATCTGGGATTTCTCCACGTCCCGGGCGACGAAGTCCTTGATCTTGTCCCCGATCGCCTTCTTGATCGTGCCGCCGTAGTAGGCGTAGACGTTCCAGTCGCTGGCGACGAAGTAGTGGACGTTGCCGTGCGGGACCAGCAGGCGGCTGTCCAGCAGGCCCAAGTCGTGGACCACGGGCCGGGGATCGAAGATCTTCGTGCCGCCCACGTAGCGGAGGTTCCAGATGCTGTTGTCCTGGTAAATGTAGAACTCGCCGGCCAGGGGGGCCGACCAGACGTTGATCCCCCCGGTGTCGCGCAGGTCCACGGCGCCCGATCCGGCCCCGGTCCAGCTCTGGAGCTTGGCGATCTGGGGCCAGCGGACCCGATTGCGGTTCTCGACCCAGATCCTGCTGGAGGCGTCGTACTCCCGGGGCGAGATCAGGATCAGGCGGTTCTGCGTGGTCCCGACCTGCAGGGCCTTGTGCGTTGTGCCGCCGGAGTAGCCGTCGGCTCCGAGCAGATCCCCGCAGTCGGCCTCCCCTTCGCCGGCCCACCGCTGGATGTTCGACTGGCCGCCGTCGCAGATCACCACGTGCTCGTAGGCGTGCGACTGGGCGGAATCGTCGTTGAGGTAGATGTCGGCATCGCTGTGGCTGATGACCACCATCGAGACGGGGGCGTCGACCGAGGCCTGCATCGTCAGGCCGGCCTGCGTGATGTCGTCCCATTCCTCGTTGGTGAAGTCGCGGCGGTAGATCTTCTCCCGCGTGACGGCCAGAAGGTATTCCGACAGGTTGATCCGGCATCCGGAGACCGTCAGGACCGCATCGCCCGAGTTCAGCGGCGTCGTCGTGTTCCAGTTCGTCAGGCCCGGCGCCGTCCGTAGCAGGCCCTTTTCATAGACCAGATTGTAGGACCCATCCGCGGCCTCCCGCGGATCGAGCCGGTTGACCGGCAGCAGGCAGTTCAAACCCAGATCCGGAGATTGGATTACGATGTCCGCCATTGTCACGCCCCCATCGGCAGCCAGAACATGGTGATGGTCGGCGAGGTCGAGCCGCTGGCGTCCACCTCGTAGTAGTCGCCCTTCCTGACCGGCATCGTCAAACCCGCATACAGTCCGGGATTCGGGCTGGAATACAGGTAGGTGTTGCCATTCCTGATCCGCAACGTAACCGGCGGATTGTTTGCGTCGGAATATCCCTGGATGTTGGCCCGGTCGGTCGCAACGACGGAAGCGAGGACGATGCCGTCGGTCTCCGCCTGATAAGAGATGTTCCCGTTCCTCGATGCCCAGGCGCCGAAGATCGCCGCCTTTCCGGTGAGGGTGAGCTGTCCGACGATCGTGCAAGTCGCATCCATCTGGACTGCCCCGACGATCGTGGCGTCGCCCGCCACGCCGATCGAGGAGAAGTCCGCCCGGCCGAGGAAATCGACCGTCCCGTCGAAGGCGGCCGTCGTGAAGTCCACGGACCCGTCGAAGGCGACCACGGCGTCGGATCCGTCGAACGCGACAGGCCCGTCGAACGCGACAGGCCCGGCGAACTCCGCCGAGCCGTCCACGTGGAGGACCGTCATATCGACGGAGGCGTCGAACTGCTGGGCCCCCGTCCAGGTGACGTCTGCTCCTTTGCATTGCTTGTCCGGGTCGATCAGCATCACGGTCGGGTCGCCCGCGGCGCCCGTGACGCACCAGAGCGTCTGGTTGCCCGAGGAATGGACCAGGCCGTTGGCCTGAAAGAGCGTGGCGTCGTAGGCCCCCGAGACGTCCGCGGTCCCGTCCACCTGGCGAAGGACCTGGCAAAAGCCCGGGACGTGCTCGCCGCCGACCGTGCCGTCGGCGTAGTCCTCGTGCTCCTTGTCGGATCGTTTGCGGACCGCCTTGGCCAGGTGGTTCCAGGCCCGGTAGTCCAGGCCGTGCGGCCGATCGACGTCGAGATCCTCCTCCCAGTCGGTCCCCGAGCCGTCCGGATGTGCGTTGAACCGCCAGGAGGCATGATCCAGGGAGGGGAATTGGAACACCAGGCCGCGGCTGCGGACGGAACAAGAAGTATATGCGCTCATCGGCATTCTCCAGTCAAAAAAGTCCGCTTACTCTTTTCCTGGATCAGCCGTTTCGTACAGCAAGCATCTTATCGACCAGGCGGGAGCCGGGCAAGAGGATTTAGCCGCAGAGGTCGCAGAGGACGCAGAGGGGGGGGGGCGTCAATCCGGTC